AGAAGGACGACAAGGAAAAAAATGCCGATGGTAAGAAAAAGCCAGACGCAGGGGAAAAGGGCGGAGAGGGCGAGGAAGATGATCTCGACGACGACTTGGATGCGGACCTGCCAAAGTCTCCGAAGCTCCCGCGGTACAACATCGACCAGAAAGATGTTGACGAGGCCAAAGGCACTCTTGAAACAGTCAAAACGTCGCTCGCTGACATCAAGGCGAAGTGGCGCGCGGGTGACATGGAGGATGACGAGTATCACGACACATTAGACGAGCTGCATGAACAGCGCTATCAAGCGCAACGTGTGATCGACAAGGCGGCGGACCGCCAAGAGCACAACGAGGCAAGCGCTGGAGTCGAGTGGGAAGTTACGCAAGAGAATTTCTTTAGTTTGCCGCAGAACAAAATCTTCGAAAGCAAGGCGAACCGGGCATTGTTGCAGGTGTACCTCGACGAGGTTGCCAAGGACCCTGCCAACGCGGAGAAGTCAAATATGCAGCTTTTGACTATCGCCGGGCGCGAAGTGCGCAAATCTCTATTGAAGAGCGCCGAAGAGCTCACCGGCAAGAAGATTGAAGATAAGCGAGATAGGCGAACGGCCGCGCAGCGTGAGATTGATCGCCGGCGCGATCGCCGTGACAAAGCCAGCGACGTTGTTGACAAGACGCTTGCTGGTAAAACGTCGGCCGCGCAGGAGATTACAGATCGCTCCGGCAAATTCACGCATCTTGATGACCTGGAGGGGTTTGAATTGGAAGAAGCGATAGCGGGAATGTCCGAGGCAGATCAAGAAGCGTGGGCGAACCAATAACATGGGACTAAAAGTTGACGTAGAGCCAGGCGGAAAGCTGATCATCGGCGAAACCGTCATCTTTTGTGAGTTCAAAAAAGGCGGAAGGACCCGCCTAAATATAATTGCGCCTAAAGAAACTAGAATCTTGCCGCGGCCGACCGATTTAGATGTTGACGCTACTGTGTTGGCGGCAACAACAAGCCAGCAAACATTGGATTAAAGCGAACCAGATAGACCTAATTTGATCGGCGCAAGAGTGCCCCTGAAATATTAACCACGTAGGGGGTTACTCATGGCTAGAACCATCGTCGGCTTAAATGACGCTAAAGCGGTTAAAAAATACAGCGCGTTACTCGCTGTAGATACCGCCAAGAAAGGTTATTGGTCCAAGCGTTTTATGGGCAAAGGCCCGACGCCTGGCACTCCCGTTCAAATGCTCACAGAGCTGGAGAACGATGCAGGTGAGCAAATCACCTACGACTTGAACCTACAGATGAAAATGGAGCCGGTGTTCGGCGACGACATACTGGACGGGCAAGAAGAAGATCTAAAGTTCTACACCGACAACATTTATATCGACCAAGTTCGTGGCGGTATTAACACCGGTGGCAGAATGACCCGCAAGCGCACCATGCACGATCTGCGTGCTATTGCGCGTCGTCGTCAAGGCGATTGGTGGGCACGCTTGTTTGATGAATATCTGTTCATGTATGGCGCTGGAGCTCGCGGCACAAACGCCGGGTTCATTCACCGCACGTCATTCACGGGCTTTGCGAACAACGCTTTTGCTGCACCCGATGCAGACCACATCATGTACGGCGGCTCAGCTACCAGTAAGGCGTCACTTGCATCTACTGACAAAATGACAGTAGGGCTTGTGCACAAATTGGTAGCGCACGCGCAGATGATGGGCGGCGGTACCGAAGAAAAGCCACAGATTATGCCTGTGATGGTGGATGGCGAAGAGCACTACGTTCTAGTCATGACTCCTTGGGATGCGTACAACATGCGCATTGAAGCTGGCGCCGCTGGATGGACTGAAATCCAGAAAGCAGCCGCGGCAGCAGAGGGCCGCAAGAACCCTATTTTCAAGGGTGGCCTAGGCATGATTAACGACGTGGTGCTTCACAGCCACAAGTCGGTAATTCGTTTTAACGACTACGGCGCCGGTGGAAACGTAGAGGCTTCACGCTCATTGTTCCTTGGTGAGCAGGGCCTGTGTGTGTGTTTCGGTTCTCCTGGCACTGGCTTACGCTTCGATTGGAACGAGGAGTCACGTGACAATAATAACCAGGCGGTTATTACCACTAACTCAATCTTTGGCGTGAAGAAGTGCCGCTTTAACGGCACTGACTTCGGTGTGATCGCAGTGGACTGCGCTGCCGCGTCACCAACATAAGAAACATTGTTGTGACGACCTAGGAACGATGGACCGGGCTCATGGAGGAGCACCTTAAAATTTCACTTTGATGGGAGTAATGGCGATGACCACTACAGTACCAGAAACAATCAGCAAGCCAGCGCCAACGTCGACCAGTTCTTCGGAGGTGTTGGCTGTACGCCACGCACGCGCGGTTGACGCTTCCGCAGAGTTCACGACTGCCGGGGACAAGATCGCCCTAGGCGTGCTTCCCGCGGGCCACGTTCTTGTTGACTGCATTTTTGAAGGCGGGGATCTCGATGACGGTACTGCCGTTGTAGTCACCGTCGGCATCGAGGGTGATACCGACCTGCTTATTAAGTCGAGCACAGTCTGTCAGGCCGGAGGTATTGCGCGCATGGATAACCCGGACGCTCCAAAGCCGGCGGCCACAGATGCAGACCGCACAATATATTTATATTGTGGTACTGCACCTACCACCGATGCGGATGACACCTGCGCCCTAACTCTGCTTTACAAGGCAAAGCCAAGCGCTTAACGCTTTGTTAGGCCGTAAACGAAATGGCAGGGAGCGCACGCGTTCTCTGTCATTTTTTCTATAAGCTCCCCCAAACTCCTAAGACGAGGTAGCAAGATGCTAATTGAATGCACGATCAAAAGAACCGGCGGCACCAAGCTCACAATTGGCGCCACTAACTACCACTTCAAGCCCGTCAACGTTGACGACGAAGAAGCCCCGCACGTATGCGAAGTAGCCGATGGCGCGCACGCAAAACGACTACTTTCCATCAAAGAGGCATACAAAGCTTCTGGCAAAGTCGATCCGACAGTAGCCAAAGAGCTTAAGCAAGATGCCGACGAAGAGGCGGCGGCCGCGGCCGAAGCAAAACGTCTAGCCGATAGCATGAATAAGGACGTTATCCCGGTATCGGAAGATACCCAAATTGAGATCGTTGAAACCCTCCTGGACGTAATGGAAGCGCACGCCAAGGAAAAGAAGATCACGGTCAGCACTGCTGATGACCTCACTGGCGTTAAAGCGGCAAAAGTGCTCGAGGAAATCTCCGGCATTAACGTCAAGAGCAAAAATGAAATCATTCGGTACGCTGCAGGTTGTGAGGTTGAGTTAAACAAGAATGACAACCCAGCCCGCATGATTAAAGACCTGCTCAACGCATTGCTGGCACGGCACTCGGAAGAAGAGGACGAATCTGACCTTGGTGCCGACGCAGACACAGAAGAGCACGCAGAAGGGCTCACGGACCAAACTGACGAAGATCAGACTAGCGACGAAGACCAAACTGACGAAGAAGAAGAAACCGAGACTGAGTAATGACAAAAATGGTCGAACTGGGAGCGCTTGTCGCTCAAAGCCTGGCGGACGCCGGTTATGTCACTTGGACATCGACCGGCGATATCTATCCTGCTCTGGCCGAGGCTGACAAGGTAATCCTCTCTTTTCGACCTGATGTTAATACCACAACAAGAATACTCACGGCAGTTGCGGGCACGCGCCAAACGATCGATGACGCAGATCTGCGATTGATTGATGTTCGATGCAATTTAGACACGGATGATTCAGAGCTTAGTGACGTTATAAGAATGGAGTCGCGCAATCTCCCGCGCAACTGGCGAACATTAACAAAAGTAAACGAGATTGAGGGCTATCTGTTTGATGACAGAGACCCGAAGGCGTTTGAATGTTTCCCCCCGATCAACGTCGGCAGGAAACTTCGCGTCGTTGTAAGCGCGCCTTTTGCGGCCTACGGCACGATCGACGGCACCACAGAATCGAAACTCCCGCAGACTTACGACCCGCATAAAATCGAGTGGGCTCTGTACCGGTGTATGAGCCGGGACAACTCCCCATTGGCCTCAAGAGCGGGCTCGCACTTGCAGGTGTTCCAATCTTTGATGGGAATCAAAGTAACTCGAGACAACAACGCATCACCAAAAGCAGGGCATGAGAAAACATGACAGCGACCGTAGCAGTTTCATTGTGGAGAACACGCATCCAGGATGATATTCCGGACGCGTACAACTCCCTGGTCGATAGAGCGGTTCTTGATACCTGCATTGAGTTCTGTGCGGACTCTCGCATCTGGCATATGCGCATGACCCCCATGAGCTCTATTGCAGATATTGCCCAGTACAAACTACGCGTGCCCGCGAACACCAAGCTAGCGTCAGTGTTAGAGCTTCGATACAACGGTAAGGTTTTGGAGCCAAAAATCGATTCAGATCTCGACGCCAGCACAGACAACTGGGAAACCAAGACCGGCACGCCAACCCAGTACACGATGATCGACCATAGCACAGCCAGGCTAATCGGAATCCCTACTGAGGCGCTGGTGAATGCGCTTACTGGATCTATTGCCGTTAAGCCGGCACGTGACGCCACCGAAGTGGGCGAGGTGCTTTGGGAGGACTGGGCAGAAGCCATTACCCATGGTGCCAAGTACCGCCTTTTCGGCATGACGACCGAAGCATGGGCCAATGACAGGCAGATGCGCACGCACCACGAGCTTTATATGGATGCCAAGAACGAGGCTAAAGGCGTTGCAATGAACAGACATACAAACCGGGCAAGACGCCGCTCTAAAGCGCATTGGTTCTAAGGGGTGAGGCATGGCTTTAACTACATTTAACGTCACGGCCCGTATCTTTGATCAGGATGGCAGCGCTCTTGAGGGCGCCACTCTCACTGTCCGTTTAAGCGCAACAGATCGAACAGCGTCCGGCACCTTCGTTTCCTACGAGCAATCCTTTACTACCGATAGCGACGGTCTAGCGGTTATGCCGCTTATTCCTAACTCCGCAGGGCTAAATGGAACGGTATACCTTATTACCGCAGTGCACCCGGTATCGGGCGAGCTCATATACGACGAGAAACGCTTCACGGTTATGTCCGAGGACGCCTATCTTGATACTCTCTTTGGCGACTCCCCTGTAGCGACTGAGGCTTACATCGATTCAGCGCTTGATACTTTTCAGGGATACCACACGGACCTGATTGCAATATCCGCCGACCTTGCGACAGTGGCCGGCATTGCCGCCCAGGTAGAAGCTGTTGGGAACGTCGATTCTGGCGATCTTGCCGCCGTTGCGACGGTCGCAGCCAACGTTACAACAGTCGCGGGCATTGCTTCAAATGTCACGACGGTATCGGGTATAGCCGCCAACGTTACGACAGTTGCCGGAGTTGCCGGTTCGGTCAGTACCGTCGCAGGTCTCTCAAGCGCAATTACAACTCTCAAAGATATCGCCGCCGCCATCGTTGCCGCTGCGTCGATATCGGCAAGCATCGTTGCGGTGGCGGCCGTTGATGATGGCGTGCAGTCTATCTATGACAACATGGATTCTGTTATTGCCTGTTCGGACAATATCGAAACGATTGCGATCGTTGCAGCTAACCTGGCACTGAACAAGTTTGATGCGACAACCGACCCCACCGCAAACGATGACAGCGCTAATACTTCGGGAAATGGCACGTTTTCCGTGGGTTCCACGTGGATCAACTTAACCGATGACGAGGCCTATCGCTGTGTAGATGCAACGCCAGGCGCGGCAGTGTGGCAGACATCGACACTGACAATTGACGACCTGGGAAGCATGGCAACGCAGAACGCCAGTTCTGTAACTGTAACAGGCGGCACGATCAATGGCACTGCAATCGGGGGCAGCACTCCGGCCGCAGGGGCGTTCACTACGCTTTCGGCTAGTGACACAGTTACGGTAACCAGTGCCGAAGCCACGACAGTATTATCTACAACAGGACAGAAGGTTTATGCCCTTATTTCCGGTGGCGGCGGCAATATATCCAACGGGTACTTTGCAATTCGCAATAGCACCAATGGGAACAACCCTTTCACAATACACCCGGATGCCGTGGACGGTTCGTTGCAAGTTTCCAGTACGGGCGTTTCAGTAACAGGGGCGCTGGTGGCAAGCGGGGGAATCTCTGGGTCTGGCACGGGGTC